TTTAAAGAAGTAAGTATAAGAAATATATAGTAAGATAGGAGTAATATGGCAACATTAGAAGAACTAACAGTAGAGGCTACTACTGAAATAGAAAACGCAAAACCACTTTATAAACAAGTGAATAATGAGCGTATGGAATTTTCAGAAGCAGACTACGACCAAGCAATTACAGACTTGGCTAATTCTAAGTGGAACGACCAACAGTTTGGTTATATCCAAGCTAGACAAGAAGCGTATGGCTCAATAGCAGACCAACTTGATATGCAATATTGGGATTCTGTTAATGGAACAACCACTTGGGCAGACCATATAGCACAAGTTAAAGCTGATAATCCTAAACCTGCCTAATGGCAAAACGAAGGTTTCGTAAAGAACTACACGAATGGACTTACGAAGTTACTTACAATGGGAAGGTAAAAAGATATGAAACTTGATGTAGTAAGAACTCAATTTGGCAAAGACGCTACCAATGGAATGTTATTTATTGACGGTATGTTTGAATGTTTTACCTTAGAAGATGAAGTTAGAGATGTTAAAGTGCATTCTGAAACTGCAATACCTTTAGGAGAATACGAAATAAAACTTAGAACTGAAGGTGGTTTTCATTCTAAATATACTGCTAGATATGGTGCTATGCACAAAGGAATGTTATGGCTACAAGATGTTCCAAACTTCCAATGGATATTAATACATACAGGGAATACGGATTCCCACACTGCAGGTTGCTTATTAGTTGGCGAGACACAACAAGATTTAGACAAAGGCAAAGACGGATTTGTTGGTGGCTCAGGAGACGCTTATAAAAAGATGTACCCTAAAGTTGCTAATGCTTTACTTAGTGGAGAAAAAGTAACAATAAAATATTCTAATATAAATCTTAATAAAGAAATATCTAATGATTCTCCACCTGATATGATACACCCTGACTTTATCAAAGAAGATATCTCTGAGATTAAGGGAATGATGAGACAACTTATTGCTAAACTAGAAGGCAGAAACATACTCTAACCAAAGGATATTTTGCATTTAATATGTCATTTATGCAACCAACCTACCAAACTTTATAAAGTTGGATATAAGTGTGTCTCAAAAAAATGCACAATGTATGGTAAGGTATTATTTAGCAACCCAATATATAAGGAAGAAGAATAGTGAGAAATAAAGAATATTGGAAATTTATTTTATCTAAGGCTTTTAGAACAGGGTTGCAATCTGCAATCTCTTTGTATCTAGCAAACTCATCAGGAATAATTGACGCAAATATGATTGAACTAATTGGAGTTGCGTTTATGAGTTCAGGATTAGCAGTTGTACAAAACGGCTTAGAACAATATAAACCAAAGCAGACATTCGATAATAAATAAAAGGTGTTCAACCTAAAGAAGATACTTTGTATTGCTTCTGTGTGCTTTATTGCAGTTCCAATACCTGCTTTTGCATATCATACAGAGACACAAACACCTTATGATATAACAAATGTATTAAACAGTAATGACGGAAGTATTACAGTAAGTTGGCAAGAATCTGACGGATTAGAAGATAACCAACCTGAATACTACATTGTTTATATTGGTTTAAGTGAAACTGCTGATGATGTTTCAAAACAAACTATATTTGGTTTTACAAAAGCATTATCTTGGCAAAGCTACACATTTACTGCTCAGTATTTATATGATGAATTAGCAGTAGATAATCAAAAGATTTATGCAAAAGTAAAAGCATTTCACGATACCAATGGAACAACTAGCGACTTTACACCTGTAGAATCTGTTATGTATGACTTTGTTTATACACCTACTACAACAACATCTAGTTCAACAACATCAACTACAACTACTTCATCAACTACTACTACAACTATAGCTGATACAACTACGACTTCATCTACAACAACATCAAGTACAACTACTAGTACTACAACTTCTACTACTACTACAACAACTACTACGCTTCCACCACCACCACCTACAACTACAACTACTCTTGCACCTGTAATTGTTAAGATTGGTGGAGAAGAAGTTAAATATACACAATCAGAAGTAGATGACGGCACAGTTGATAGAGATATAGAACGACAAGCTAATGAAGATAAATGGGGTTGTTATATTACAGATATTGCTTTAGAGCGTGGAGATTGTCTTGCTTATAATGATTCATTAAAACAAGAAGAAGAAAAAGAAGAAGTTATTATAAAAATTAAAGATGAAGAATTCACAGATACCGAAACAGAGCTTCCTAATGATGATGTTGTGGTACTTGAAGTGGAGTCTAATGATGAAATTAAAGATATTGAAGATGAAATTGTCAAAGAAATTATCGAAGAAGAAATTAAAATTGATGTTAAAGAACTCGAAGAAGAATTTAAGTTTGAACAAGAAGAAATTATTATCGAAAATGAAAAGGAGATAGAAGATGAAATTTTTGAAGAAGATGTGGAATCTGATAGAGATAGAAATTTGGTTTTACAAGAATCAGAAACAGATGAGAAAGAAATTAAAGAAGAAGAATTAACTAAAGAAGAAATTATAGAAGATGAGTTGGACGAAGAAATACTTACAGATGACACCAAATCAGAAAAAGAAATTCAAAAAGAAGATGAAGTTTTTGTCGAAGAAGTTGAAATAACTGAAGAACAAATACAGGAAGAAGTTAAACAGGTTGAAGAAAAAATTAAAGCTATACAAGAGACTAATGTTGAAGAACTTGAAACAGAACAAGTTGTGGAAATCATTGAAGAAGTTAATGACGCAGGATTGGAAAACCTTGCAGAAGTTAGCGAAGATGTACTTGAAGTTGTAGCAGAAGTAGTAGAACAATCTATTGAAAAAGCTGACGAGCTTACAGAAGAACAACAAGAAGTCGTAGCTGAAGTGCTTGGCTTTACAGAAACAAAAGATGTTGAAGTATTAGCTGAAGCAGTAAAGACAGATAAAACAGTTGCAAAAGCAGTAGAAGAATATGTAGAGAGAGCAGTACAGAACGCTGATGTAGAAAACTATACACTTGCTGACGCACAAACAGAAATAGCTTTTGAATCTTTAGTAGCAGGAGACTTTAGTGTTATTATAGATATTGATTTAGACGCAATAGATTTAACAAACATATCAAATGATATGACACAAGATACTAAGGAAAAGGCACAAGAAGTCATACTTCCAACAGTAATTGTAAATATTGTATCGTTTGTAAGGAGATTTAATTGATAAAGAAATTGTGGTCTTGGTGCGTAGAAGCAGTAAAAGAAACACTTAATCTTGCTTGGACATTGTCAGGTTTAGCTATTGCGACTTTGACTTTAACAGGTCAAGCACAAGTTATAACTTTTTATGCAACAGTAATAACATTAATTATATGGTTAATAACAATTGGATTTAGAAAATAATGTGTATGGTAACTAAAAAAGATGACGGCTCTTTTGTACAAATTTGTAATTGCGAACACGGAAGCGAACATTGTAAGGAAAACTAATGGCAGATAATGGAATGACTCAGAAGGAGATGTTGTTACTTGTCTTAGAAGGACAAGATAGGATAAATTCTCGCATTGATGAACTACACGAGAAGGTTAATACAAAGATTTCTAGGTCAGAGTTAATGGCTACTGCTACCTTTATTGTCATACTTATTGGTGGAATTATCCAATATTCTATGTAAATTAGCCATTTAGAGCCGTTTTAAGAGCATATTTGTAGCATTTAGGTATAACTTACTACCCTAAAATAACTGTAAAAAAAACTTATAAATTTCTTGTTTTTGTGTTGCATTAAATAATCTTTGATTATATAATTTAGGTATGAATGAAATTAATAAGGAGTTAAAAATGTTAAAACTTAAAGATGTTAATTTTAAAGAAGAATTAACTAAAGCTGAAAACGAAGATAGATTATTTTATGTAATTTGCCCAACTTGTGAGTGTGTTGAACTTTATTATGATTTAAAAAATGTTCACTCTTGCTTACAGTGTGATAGTAAATATTTAATTAAAAACTATTTAGTAGTTTTAGATGATTTAGCTAAAGAAGAATTTGGACTAACAAGAAGTAATTGGAAATAATTTTAAAAGACCTTAGAAGCTATTGCTAGTATCTAAGGTCTTTTTTTTATATATAAATCACAAATTAAAAATTTATGATTTATAATACTTATTGTGAATAAAGTAAAAGGAACAAGTTGTATGTTCTGTGGAAAACATCTTAGCACATATCGTGGTAGTTTGTTTTGCGACAACAGAAATTGTTTGTATAGATATTCTAAACAAACTGATTTACAACACACACACAATTAAATAAAGGAGATATATGCCTTCATTGATTATTGAAGGTGTGATTGCTTGTCTCTTGACTTTGCCACCAACGGTAAATGATTTGGACAATTATATGAATTGCAGGGAACAATATAAAAAAGTACAAGTTGTACAACAATGGCTTCCTATATTGCAAACACACTTCAAAGAAGAAGATGTATTACAAGCTAGTTTAATGGTTTATTGTGAATCATCAGGCAGACCATTTGCTACAAACACAAATAAAGATATGACTAAGGACATTGGTTTATTCGCATTTAATGATAAGACTTGGACTTGGTTACAGGATAAATTAAATTTTATAGGTAAAAGAACTAACCCAATCCTAAATATTAAAGTAGCTTCTTGGCTCTTTTATAATGACGGCAGGGGAAAACATTGGTATAGCTCAGAACATTGTTGGAACTATGATTTTTGATACAGTACTAATTGATGACTTAGAACAGGAGTTGAATGATAAAGAAATACAACTTTACAGAACAAGACAAAGTAGGGAAGCTCGGAGAGAAGTTAATACTTAACCATTACAACTCTATTACAGATGAGAGTGGGAATAAGTATCACGCTAGAGCTACAAGAATTGAAGAACAATTACAAGGTGCTGACCTTATGGTATTTAATCAGAGCCTTAAAACTAATTACATAGAAGTTAAAACAGATACGCAGATAGAAGAAACCAAGAATATAGCTTTAGAATATTTAATTGAGCAAGAGAGTGGCAACTTACAGATTGGTTGTCAGATGAAAACCTTTGCAGACTTTATGATGTATTGGAGTTATCCAACTAACTTTGTAAGGTATTGGAATCCTACAAAGCTACAACCATACATTGTTACTTGGATAAGAGATAGTAAATACAAAACTGTAAAAGTAATTAATGAGAATCAACAGGGAGATAAATGGTTTGCTCATTGTTTGCTTGTACCGACTTATGAATTTGATAAACTTAAAGTAGTAAATAGTTTTTTAGTAAGCCTAAATGTACTGCAAGGAGTTTTAAATGAAGAAGATTGAATGGAGAGAAGATGAAACCTTTAGCGAATACAAGATGAGAAAACACGAAGGTATGCAAGGTATGGGTCAAAAGACAGTTAAGAAAAGAGAAGGTTGGTCTGACAATCAAAAGCGTGGTCTTACTAATAAGAACAAAGGTAGAAGAAAACAAAACCTAGCTAGGAAGAAACTTAGAATACCTGACACAAAGTTTAGAAGCCAAATGGGTAATGAAGAATCTTGGCAAGGAGAAGTCAGGGTAGAAGTTAAAGCAGGTAAGCAAGTACAAACCTTATGGACTAAATATCAAAAAGCCAAAGAACAATCTGACGCTAATACAAGGATTGGAGATACAAGACCATTTATGTTTGT